CAAGGCATCCCTCAAAAACTGGAATTGTTAAAGGAAAAATATCATGTCAAACTCAATTGCAACTGGCGTGGCATACGCTGACCCAGAATTCACCACTTGTTACGCAACCCAAGAAATTGGCTATTCAACTGCGGCCCAAGGCACAGTAACTCAGGCAACAGACAAGTCCACAGGCGTGACTTTGAACAAGTCTGCTGGTCGCATCACAATGAACAATGCGGCTTTGGCTGGCGCTACTGCTGTGTCATTCATCTTGACCAACAGCACGATTTCCGCAAATGACACAATGATTGTGAATATTGGAAGCAATACCACTGGTAGCGCTCTTGGTGCTTACACCACTTACGTTTCGTATTTGGCTGCTGGCTCTGCTTTGATCACTTTGCGTAACTTGACTGCGGCAACTTCATATTCTGAAGCAGTGATCATCAACTTTGCCATCATTCACGGTCAATCATAATGCCGCTGATTAAATCAATGACTCCCAAGGCAATGAGTAAAAACATTGCCAAGGAGATGGAAGCAGGCAAGCCTCAAAAGCAAGCCGTTGCCATTGCTTACAGCGTAAAGCGTGAGGCTGAAAAGGCCAAAAAAGCCAGCCCCAAAAAGAAATGACAGAAACTGCCGATGTACCCGCAAAGCGTCCAGTAGGTCGCCCAACCTTATATGACCCTGCATATTGCGATAAGGTCATTGAATTAGGGCGCATCGGCAAATCTGTTGAACAAATTGCGTCAATCTTAAATGTTTCATTAAGAACAATGTACTCATGGCGTGATGCACATGAAGAATTTTTGCACGCCTTGGACGATGCTAAGACTTATGAACAAGCATGGTGGGAAGAACAAGCCGCTGCTTACATGGTTGAGAACAAGGAAAGCGACAGGCTGAATTCGACATTGTGGTCAAGATCAATGGCTGCAAGGTTTCCAAAGAAATACAGGGAAAGCACAAAGCAGGAAATCACGGGTGCAGATGGTGCGCCACTGCTTACGGGTATTCAGGTGACATTTGTAAAGCCAAATGAGTGATGTTTCAAGTGCCATTGCCAACGCTGAGTTTCCAATCAAGCTGCAAGGCTTATTCCAGCCGTCCCGTTACAAGGTAGCCTATGGCGGCAGAGGTGGCGCTAAGTCATGGGGGATTGCTAGGGCGTTGCTAATCAAAGGGGCGAAAGACTCAATCCGCATCCTGTGCGCCCGAGAGTTCCAGACCAGCATCAAAGATTCAGTCCACAAGCTACTGTCAGACCAGATCGAAGCCCTTGGGTTGATGGGGTTCTATGAGATCACCCAAAATAGCATCAGAGCCAAGAACGGGACAGAGTTTGCCTTTGTCGGCCTCAGAAACAATGTAGCCAACATAAAATCCTATGAGGGTGTCGATATTGCATGGGTTGAGGAAGCACAGACCACAAGCCGCCTGTCATGGAACATCCTAATACCTACCATCCGAAAGCAAGGTAGCGAGATATGGATTTCATTCAATCCCGAGTTGGAAACAGACGAGACTTACCAGCGGTTTGTGCTTAAGCCACCTGATGACTGCATCCAGATCAAGATCAACTGGTCAGATAATCCTTGGTTTCCCGAAACCCTGCGGCTGGAAAAGGATGCACTGAAAGAACGGGACGAGGAAGCCTATAACCAAGTTTGGGAAGGCTTATGCCGCCAGACAGTAGACGGTGCTATCTTTGCCAAGGAAATGCAGCAGGCCGAAAAAGAGGGGCGCATTACCCGTGTGGCTTATGATGCAACCAAGCCAGTTCATGCGGTATTTGACTTGGGTTGGTCAGATAGCACCGCTATCTGGTTCTTGCAATTTGTGGGTATGGAGACTAGGCTAATCAGATACATTGAGGACAGCCAGAAAACCATCAGCTACTATTTGGCAACCATGCAAACCTACGGGTATGTGTACGACACCATCTGGCTACCGCACGATGCAGAGAATAAGACACTGGCAGCAGCAGGGCGGTCAATTGATGACATTGTGAGGGCGGCAGGGTACAAGACCCGCATCTTGCCTAAAGTGCCGATTGTGGACTCAATCAACGCCGCTAGAACGATATTCCCAAGCTGCTGGTTTGACCGTGAACACGCCGCTGATGGCTTAGCTTGCCTGCGCCACTACAGATATGAGGTGGACGTAGACACAGGGCAATTCAGCAGAACACCGCTACATGATCATTATTCGCACGGGGCTGACGCATTTAGGTACATTGCCCTTATGATTAAAGAGCCTGCAAAGCGCAAGAAACAAGAGCAGATTGCCAATGTTGGCAGTTGGATGGGATAATCCCCCAATGAGTACAAAGGGCTAAAAATGTCTGACTATCAAGCACAAACATCAAGTGCCGACACACGCATCAACGAAGCCATTAAGTTTTGGCGGCTAGTTAACGATGCTGACAGTAATAACCGAGCCGAGGCGCTGAACGATATTAAGTTTGCCGCTGGTGACCAATGGCCTGTTGAGATACAGAACAGCCGAAACGTAGAAGCCAGACCGTGCCTAACCATCAATAAGATTGATGCCTACATTCGCCAAGTCACCAACCAGCAGCGCCAGCAGCGCCCTCGTCTTAAGGTACAAGCTGTTAATAACTTGGCTGACTACAAGGTTGCCCAAGTCATTGAGGGCATCATGCGGCACATTGAGGTCAATTCCAATGCTGATACCGCCTATGACACCGCTTTTGACTATGCCGTGCGTATGGGTTGGGGCTACTGGCGCATCAATACTCGATACACCAGTGAAGATTCGTTCGACCAAGAAATCTATATTGACACCATTGACAACCCGTTTACGGTGTACTTTGACCCCAATTCTGTGCTGCCTGACGGGTCAGATGCCGAGCGTTGCCTTATTACCACAGTGCTGGACAAGAAGATATTTCGGGAAATGTACCCCAATGCAGATGACGGGGCATCGTTTACCCAGAGGTCTACAGGGGATGACACCGCAAGCTGGGTGACCAAAGAGGATATTCGTCTTGCTGAATACTTCTATGTTGAACGTGAAAAAGCTAAGTTGTATTTGCTGAGTGACGGAACAACACACTTTGCCGACTCAAATACATTCTTTGAACGGGTAGAAGCCGCAGGGTTGACGGTGCTTGACCAACGGGAATCGTTCCGCAAGGCCGTTAAATGGGTCAAGATGACCGCAATGGAAATTATTGAGGAAAAGACTTGGGCGGGTAAATATATCCCCGTTGTGCCTTGCTACGGCGCTCAGGTCATTGTGGACGATAAGCGCAAAAAATACGGTTTGGTGCGGTTTGCAAAAGACCCGCAGCGGATGTACAACTTCTGGCGCACCAGCATGACCGAGAGCATTGCTCTTGCACCTAAAGCCAAATGGCTGTTGGCTGAAGGTCAAGATGAGGGGCATGAGAGCGAATGGGCGCTGGCTAACATTAAGTCAAGCCCTGTGTTGCGTTATAAGCAAAAAGACATTGACGGCGCACCAGCACCTGTGCCACAGCGTCTACAGCCTGAGCCGCCACCTATGGGCATTATGGAAGCTGCGGGTGCTATCTCTGCTGATTTGCAGATGGTGCTAGGTATCCTTGACCCCAACCAGTTGCCAAGCGGCAATATATCTGGCAAAGCCTTGGCGGGTCAGCAAAATCAGGTTGATCTGTCTAACTTCCACTTTTACGACAACATGACCCGTTCGATTAGGCACACGGGCAAGATCATTTTGGATTTAGTGCCAAAAATCTACGACACCCAGCGGGTAATGCGGATCATTGGCAGCGATGGTCAGCCCAGTATGGAGACTATCAATGAGCAGAAAACCACAGATGATGGCGTTCAAACGGTGCTAAATGATGTGACTGTGGGCGAATATGATGTAGTGATGGACACAGGGCCAGGCTTTATGACCAAGCGCCAGCAAGCCGTTGATGCGTTGATGCCGTTGATGGCAAAGCCTGAATTGTTCAATGTGGCGGGTGACTTGGTGTTTAGGAATATGGACTTCCCTGGTGCTGATGTCATTGCCGACCGCCTAGCCGCCATGAATCCGCTGGCGCAGATTGATGAGAAATCCGATGTGCCGCCGCAAGTACAGATGGAACTGGCGCAGGCCAAGAAAACCGTGCAGGATATGCAAAACCAGATGGCAGCAATGCAACTGGCAATGCAACAACGTGCCGATATTGAGCAAGTCAAGCAAGATGCTGAGACTAAGCGGGAACTCATGCGCCAGACCGCCAAGGCGCACAACACCGAGACAATGGCTGAAGTTAAGGTCAATGACCAGAACACCCGTGCCATTACCAGCCAGAACAAGACTGAGATTGAGGCGATTGTTCAACTGCTGTTGCACCGCATGGACACCAGCCGTTTGAATGAGGAAATAGCCCGTAGGAATGCTGAACAGAATCAGTATGCACAGTTTGCCGCCCAAGACATTGATATGGGACAAAGCCCATTGCTTGAGCCGCAACAGCCGCAAGGCGCACCGCCAATGGCACAGTGATTGACGAATACATGATTTCGTGGTAAAAACCACAAAACCTTACCAGTTGGGTCAACTGGGTTAATTCTTAGGATCAAACCTATGTCAGAAGTACAGGAAGCACCACAAGTGCAACCAAGGCAAGCACAAACGGTGCTTACCAGTGAGAACATGGCTGAATTCACCGCCAAGAGGCTTGGGTTAGCTGATACAAGCGAGGCTGCACCAGCAGAGCCGCACAATCAGAGTGAGCCAACCGAGAGCGAGAAAGAGGCAACAGCGGTAGAGGATCGAAAACAGAATCCTAAGTTGGAGAAAAGGTTTTCAGAGATTACCAAGCAACGTGAGGAAGCGCGAAAAGAAGCGCAACAAGAGCGTGAAGCTAGGCAGTCATTGGAAGCAAAGTTGCGGGACTATGAGGACAAAGCAAAGCCTAAAGCCGAGCAAGTAACCGAAGAAGAACCGCAGCCAGATCAGTTCTCCGATATGTATG